GATCATCTTGTGGTCCGATACTGTTCTTAAGGTACGCTCAGTACCTTTGCTTGAAGACCGAGTATCAATACGACATACACAGTTAAAGTATCTACCAATTTTAGTAGACAACTTTGAACCAACGCTAGTAGGATATGCTTTAGACACACCCATATCGCCCTCCATGTATTGCATATGTGTAGTTACTACTACATTGCACGGTACTTCTGAACCTGTTATATACTGAATAATATGTTGCACATCACGTGCTGCAGTTCCCCACTCGGGCTGACTTGGTTGGTCAGTTGGTTTCTTATTATTAAAAACCAGGGCACCACGTAACGCTGCCTCTCCCATTAATGTTAAACTATCTATAACAAGAACATCTTTGTTAGTCCAGTTTTTAACTGTACCAAAATCTTCGTCTCCATCTTTCCAATTAGTAATCATCTGAACACCTTTACGAAAAGCATTCGCTTGTCCTAATCCATCTTTTAATGTGATGAATGATACATTACTAACTGCGTCTTTATTTAAAAACTCTGGTAAGATGGATAGTCCATCATCGAAATCTAGTATACGTAAGTTATAACCTGCATTGGCAAGCGAGGCAAGTGCTGATGTTTTACCTGCCCCACTATCTCCAACGAGCATTAACTTTGTATACTCTGCTGATTTATGTTTACTTATGTTTGCCATTTTTGTCTCCTGTAAATGAAATGTTATTGTAACACAGAATTAATTTCGTGTCAATCATTTTCTTTCCTCCAATAAAACTTTGCCTAATGCATATATCATAAAGCCTACACCTATTAAAGCAAGTAGTATTAGTATCAATAATATATTGGTAAGCGTCATAGCACTAACCCAAAAAATATATTTAAAACTACAAGCACGGCTATTATATTTAATAACGAACTGGTATTGTTATACCAACTGCGTGGTGCAGTATATGGTTTTTCTTTATATTGCTTTTGCATATTCCTCCTGTAAGTCTGGGTGTGGTTCTTTATCAAAGTCATTGTCCAGGAATAGGTTACGCCGGGACGGTGATGCCGAACACACTTCTTTAAATCTACAACCACCATAGTTGTTGCATGCAGTAAAATCTGCTGGATAATACTGCTTGTTAAAATAATTAGTTGATACATCTAGTGTATGCATTGCGTCTTTATACCACTCTTGAATTAAATCTGTTGGTACATTATATACACTACGATTAAACCTAGTAAAGTGAACACCTGTTTGCACAGCGTCAATAATAAATCCTGCCACATCCAATCCTAGTATTTCCCTGGCTGCCCAGATATAACTAAACACTTGATTGTTAGGCATGAAGTTACTAAAGTAATTAGAGTTAAGTGTACTCTTTGTAGTCTTTACATCACATAGATATAACTTACCTTCTAGTTGTACTATCTTATCAATACGACCAGAGAATCTATAATCTCCATTACCAAAAGGCACTTCAAACCTTTGCTCTAAACATGGTGACCCATCTGGCATAGTAGCTATCTCAAATAAGTCTTCCCAATATTCTTCTGCTCTCCATACAACAGCACGAAGCACAGAAGTTAAACCTCTTGCCTTATCTTCTGATAAGTTTAAAGACTCACCAAATTCCAGGAGCACGTGCTTAATACTGGCAACCACAGCTTCTTCCTTACTTGCCCCCTTGAATTTGTACGCATCCAGGACTTCGAATCCTTCATGAACAGCGGACCCAAACCCTGTCGCCATACCATAAGTCTTTGACTTATACCCTTGTAAATTTGTATAGTTATATAAACGGGGGCATGATAGGAATGACGATAGACTTGAGGTATCCCATATCTTTTGAATAGGTCTGCCGTCTTGTAGTACAAACTTCTTTAGTCTATCTGGTTGTTCCATTATGTCTCCTTTACTAGCATATCTAGTACATTAGTTTCAAATTGTTTCGGCTTTGTTCTTGCAGCCTTGCTGGTGATACGCTTACCTGCTTGCTCTGTTGCTCTGATGTTTTCCCTGGTAGCTTTGAGATAGTCTATAATTTTATTTATATCCTCATCATTCTCAGCTAATTCCAATGGGTCTTTCTCTAACAAGTCCACAGGTATTTGTAGTTCTTCTTGCTTTTCTTCTTTTTCTTTTGTCATACTCTCTCCTATTTTTTTCTGACTTTTAATTTCAATCGTATACGCCTACGATTTTTTCTCTTACGAGAACCAATCTTTCTTCTCCCTTTATGTTTCTTTCTTTTTAAGTTTGCTCTACTCATTTACATTTAACAGGGTCTTTAATTTTCTTACAATAAAATTCTTGTGCTTTCTTTTTATTAGACTCCTTCTTTAAATTTTGTTTCTCAATTATTTTTATTTTTTTATCTGGGTTTGGATCTCCATCTAAAACTATATCAACTACCTTAACTGTTTCTTTGGCAACCATAAACGCACAACCATATAAATTCCCTATCATAAATAAGACAAGGATAGTTGTCATTAGCATAGTAATAAAATAAATAAAGTTATTCATTTAGTTTTGTAAAGGTTGGTTTGTTTTGTCCAGGAACAGGCATGATAGCACGCAGCTCTGCATCAGGAATTGTAACAAGTCCTTCTACTACATCAGGCGTTACATATCTTACTACATACTTACGCAGTTCTTTACTCCATTCTATTTTACATTTTTTAAAAAGTTCTTCTGCACTATCTTTACTATCAGCTTCGACTATCCAATGCTGTGTATACATATGAGAAGTTACGATGTCATACTTCATGCTGTTCCTCCATAATTAAAATCTTTAAAGAGTTCTTGTTCTTCTTCCTCTTTTTTCTTATTAGCTTTCTCTAACTCATCTGCTATTCTTGTTAACTGAATAACAATATTTAAAAGATGAGTATTGTTTGTTTGATTTTCCATATCGTCTCCTATTTAAAAGTTAATGATATACTATTATAAAAAAATGTCAAGCACTTTCTTATATATACCATGTTAATATTCCAACCAAGAATATAAAGATAGCTACTGCATTAACTACCATCATTGCTCGGTCATGCCACATATAACCTACAACAAACCAACCTGTTACTCCCACTAAATGAAAGACCAAGTTGATAGGTGTAAGTTCAAGGGCTGTTAATACCATACCAATTAATAGTATAATACTAGCAGTCCATTTAATATACCAAGACGCTCCATATCCTGGTGTTACTTTATGTATTTTCATTTCTCTCTCCTTAATGTATTGTTGGTTTAACTAAACTCCCATTCTTAAGCCAATCGGTTTCATCTAATTCGTTATCGCTTTTCATATAGGCTTCAATCATTGCCCCCTTTTCTACCAGGTTTGCAACTGTGGCCCCTAGCATATGCAGCGTAGTTAAACTACCCTCACTCATTAATATCATACGTAATGCTAACTCAAGCATTGACCCATTTATTACATGGTTTGGATATTTATTAGCCAATGCAGTTAAAGGTTCTCTCATATCCCCTATGCAATCTGCCATTTGTTTTTCTATATCTTTATAGTCTCTAGGTTTCATAATACCTCTCCTTTGTCGTTAGTTAAAGTAAGTTTCTCTTGCTCTAAAGCACTAGAGATTATTACTTTGTTCTCATCTGATGTAATTTTCAGATGTGAATATTTATATTCATCTACTTCATCATTGCTTTTCATCTGTGTATAATATGCTTTTATAAATTTATACATTCTCATCTTCAAGGCAAATGGTTTCGTAGTTGTTATATGGATATATGATTCATCATTATCTGTGCTATCCAAATAATCTATTGCTTTATCTAATGCGTCTGAAATATCTGTCAACTGCAATAGGTTCTGCGTTTTCGGATTCCAAGTCATATTCCTCCTGTTTATATTCGTAATCATCTAGATCTAAATTAACATCATCTAAATCTGCTGATGATTTATTTTTCTTTGGGTCTGCTAATTCATACCCATCAATCACAAAGTCTCCATCATCCAGGATGTCTTCTTCTAACTCCCAGTCACGACGATAAGTCTTGCGACTTTCTTTTACTCTTGGTTTATACTGTGGTGTCATTAATTCTTTTGCCACAGGATTACTTTTCTTTTTCATGTTTCCTCCTATTCGTAAATAAAAATACACTAAAACATAATAGACCGAATGTCAAGATGTTTGGATTAAAAAAGAAACTCAATGCCCCAATAACAATCACACTATATACTGCAATTAATGTGATGATTCCTCCTACAACTGCCATGATAATACTCCTTTCTCATCTGTAATCTTATCATTTGTTCCTGCTTTCATAAGTGTATCAGTTTGTAGTTCCCCCATTGGATTTACATACATGATAGCCAGGTATTCATCTCCTTCACACCTGACATCTACCATAGTAGGTGTGTAGTTTGCGTTAGATTCCATACGATTAATGTAGTCCATAGTAGATAGTGATACTTCATATAAGTCTCCTTTAATATATCTTTGGTGTTCTTCAAGTGGATTAATATAAGCTATGGGAAATGCATTACTATAATTAATCATACCATATATTGATTGCATAGTCTGTGCTTGGCCCAGGTATTTACTGCCTGCAACCAGAGCATTTAATCTGCCCCCTTCTTTTAGAGTTCCATATGTGAATAATCTAGTTGTGTATCCCATCTGTTGCCTTTCTATGTTCTGGATTTAAAGAATGCACATAACCCCCCTCATTTAATTGAACACAATTTAATATGCATGATTTAGGTATAGTGCAACCACCTCCACCACATTGTGATTCCTCATCAAAGGAAGATATGAGTATAATATTATCCTTTGTTTCAGATAATATCCAACCGACACAAGTCACAGGTCTTAACACTTGTTTAGTTAATTCCTCTAATTCTTGCCATGTATTATCATCTGACATAGCGTCAAGCCAATCAACCCTAACTAATTTAAGGTCACTTAACTTGTATGTTTTCTCTACCATAAGTCTCCTTTCTTGTCAACATTTTATTGACATTTATTTCTTTTTGCGTAGCATTTCTGCCACTTTAGTTTTAAAATCAACAACATTTCCAGGAAACTTCGGACCGGTGAGGCTGCTACTCTTCCCTGGATTTGCTGTTGCCTCTAGTTCTACAATGTAAGACCCATTGTCTAACCAATTCTTTGCTACTTGTTCTCCCTCATTATCAAGCACTCGTTTCCAGGCATCATCCTTTCCTTCTGCCTCTATCTCATACTTGCACTCCAATGTTTCCCAAGTTGTCACGATATACTTCATCTTAACCACCCATGAAACAGAAGTGATACACCTATTATGATAGCTACTGCCCCTAATGTAGTAGCTAGTGCTAACATATTAAGTGTGAAGTCTGTCATCTTATCCCAAGATTCTTTATCTATATCTTTAGGATATTTCTTTTTATTGTTCTTCTCGATAGTCATTTTCATTCCTTTCTTGTAGTTCTCTTTCCATATGTTGTTCTATTTCTCTAGCGACTTGTATTAATCTTTCTTCCTCTTGTGGAACTACCCCTAACATTTCATCTAACTTTTCATGTAATGTGGAATCTTCCCAGGCATCCTCTGCTGGGGCCGCGGCTTGCTGCGCAGCTTTCCGGTCCTGGATTCTTTTTCTTTTCTTTGCCAGAAATTCTTGTCGCTTTAAAAGTTTATCTCTTTCCAATGAAAGTTTTGGGTCGTAAGTAAACAACACTCGTCTACCTATAACTGATACTTTAACACAACAGTAATAGTCACTCGTTAATGAATTATGAATTTGTCTTTTCATTCTATGCTTGTGGTCTTTTGCATTACCTCTATATCTCAAGCGATAGTATCTAGGTATGCCGTCATCATGAACTGGTTGCACAAACTCCTGCCATACATCAGTTCCTGGATCTACACAATCTTCATCTATTATATTGCCATCTTCATCATAGTATGGTTCGTATTGTGGCGACTCATACCTTATTTGAATAGCATTAGTTGGTATTAATGGATTCATGTTTCCTCCTTTACTTCTGTTTCTGTATCTTCAGTTCGAGTTTCATCAACAGGTCTACCACCCATGCATATATCAATGGCGTCTTGTTTATCTTTTGCCTTTACATTTTTCCAAATGTCTTGACCTGTATAAGTTTGTATAACTGTATAGGTTTTCATTTCCCATGCCCCCTTTATTTTCTTCTGTTGATAGTGTGATACACCTCATGTGCATACACCATAGACCAATACAATATAGGTAAAGATATTAGTCCTAAAAAATAAATTAAAAATAATGTTATCATAACTTTCTCCTCTCGTCAATCAAATTCTCTCGAAATAATTCGACAAACACCCGAAATAATGCGAGGGTTACCAATATGGGAGGGAACGCACACCCCTCTAATAAACGATTTAAAATATAATAATAATTTATTATATACTATATATTGTTATAGAGTTAGGTGTGCTATACAAGACGACCTCATACCCCTATCATAAGGATTTGGTAACCCTCGAGTTATATCGAAACCCTGTCGGGTTATTTCGAATACCTGGATTATCCAGGATTTTATGCGACCTCATATCGCTGGTGAACTGTGCCACTATAATCTACATCAAGTTGTCTATGCCAGTCAACCCATGTTTTAGCACTTTGCTTTTCATCAAATAGTATCCCACAATTTATTTGGTAAGGTAATATTTGCATAGCAAATACAGGGCGTGGCACAAAGTATATATAGTCTCCATTAATACCATTTATAGATGGAAATTTTCTGGATGCTTGTATACTCCTTGTCCCTGTTAGGCTAGGATTCATTGTTGCTTGTGTCATCTTGTTATCTATCTTGAAAGACTTAACAAGACTAGGATAACTTTGATAAAACTTTTCGCCGTATCTATGAAACAATTTTCTTATTGTCATAGGCATAGGATTGGTATCGACTATTAGATTCTGGTATTCTTCTTCTAGTATTGGTGTACCTTTAATAGCGATACCATAGTCCTTGCCCCCTACATTTGTAGGTTTATATGGAGTAAAAGTTTTTCGCCGAAACGAAGTTTCTCCTGGATTAAATGGGTGTTTAACTACACCAAATGAAACATCTTTTAAATATTTCATTTCAGTTAATGGTTTCCAAGTTGTTAGTTTGGATAACCCACTTCGACTAGATTCTATATTAAATAATTGTGTTTTAAAATCATAATAAATAATCATAGCTTACTCCTCTATTTCATTTTGATAAACTAAATCATGTATCCACTCAGATACACCCATTGGATTATCTTGCACTAACTCATACACTTCTTCTTTAGTCATACCATACAAATCTTCTTCTCCAATTTCCGTTCCGTCAACAGAAATATCTCTTATACCTGTATTTGTAGTTGTTAAAGCTGTGCTTGTGTTAGGATTTGTGACATAATTTTTTGACCACCTGTTATTGACGCCAGAATAATGTCCACCATATCCCCACTCATCATCTTCATAAGTCCAATCGCTGTGGTAGTTAGGTTTCTTTTTAAGTTTATCAGTATCCATATCATACTCATAATCTCTACTCATAGCATAACTTCCTGTTGGTTGTAATGAATAAGAATTAGACAGCCACATATCATCTGTGGTCTTGCCCTCTTGCTCATTGATGATTGTAAATTCTTCTGTCTTTGAGTCCAGGAACAATAGCTTGTCGCTTCCAATCATGTCAGCTAACATCTCTTGCCAATCTGGATTATATAATAATTCTGGCTCATTAGATAGTTGTGGTTTTAATATCCACTTAACAAACTGATGTGTGTCAGATTTATTATCTTCAAGCATAGGTGTTGGTAGTTGCGGCCCATTGTGCATAACCCATACATCCCTGGAATTTTCTTCCTTATTTAATACTTGGAATGGATGACTCATAGATTTACTTGATTCTCCATTAGTATTAAATCTAAAATGTAAACCTATTGGCACATCTAAATCTTTATAGCTATCCCAAACTTTAGTAATAGCTTTAAAAGATTTTGGCTTACCAATTTTCTGCACTTGAACTTTACCTTTGTTCGCATACATCAAACCAAAGCCGTCATCATTATTTAAATAAGCACAATTCATCATGTTTTTTGTAATGACTTGTGGCTTATTTGCTTGTATTATTAAACACATAATTTTCTCCTAGCTTTATGCGATTTCTTTTAGATTAGACTGCTCATCAGTCCAATCAACTTTCCTGGATGGCTTACCTATGCAATAGGATTTTCTTGATAGCCACCCATAGAAATTCGGGTATTGACTTCTAACATTTGGTCGTTCCATATATTTTATGAAGTCAGTATAAGATAATTTTGTAAGACTTGTTCGTTTTGCAAAATGCACTAGAGCATCTACAAATTCCAGGACTCTGAAGAATCCATGCTTTGCAAGATTACCTTTAAATATTCTTAATTCGATTGTGTGTCTATGGCTTGTATTAACAGCACTATATTTCTCACTAGATTCTACACAATCTATAATCTTTTTGGGAGATTTCTTTGCCCATTGGTCAGAATTTCTACCTGCAATATGGTTAACAAACTCCTCATTTTTATTATCATTTATGAACACCAGAATTTTGCCGATTTGTAATTGTGTTAATGCTGTTCGTGATATATGTATGTGCATACCTGTTGTATCAGTATTCCATGATTTAACTTCTTTTATCCCATCAGATTTAAAAAACTTATCCCAATATTTTTTATGTGCATTGAGAGTTCCAGGAGCTGTCACAATTTCAAATCCATTTGATAAACTGCCGTCTGATTTTAATAATGCAAACTGCCCTATATCATCATATTTAAAACTTGTATGTATCTTGAAAGCTGTATCACTTGTAGCATTACTTCTTTTTTCTACCTCTAATTCTACACCATAATATGCTGTATCTGGTCGCAAACTATCTTGTTCAGTAGAAGTTAGTGATAAATCTTCCATAACATCATAATCATATGCATTTACATATTCATCACGATAGTCCTCATCATAGCTTTCATCATCATCTGCATCTTCATATCGGACATAGGTATCTCTATATTCTGAA